CCTATGACCTGTGGGCCTCAGCCGAGGCGGAAATGATTGCCCTGGCCCCGAAAGCGCCCTTTATTTTGGCCGAGGGGCAGATCGAGGGCTATGACCAGTGGTGGGCCACGGCGAACACGCGCAATCATGCCTATTTGCCCTATAAACCGCTGACCATCGGGGGGGTGGCGGTCCCTCCCCCGCAGCGCCAGACCCTGGAGCCGCCGGTGCAAGCGATTGCCCAGGCACGGCTTCTGGCGGCGCAGGACCTCTCGACCACCACCGGCATCTATCAGCCGCAGCTCGGCCAGCAGGGCCCGCCGGGCGAAGCGGCGAGCACCGTCTACCAGCAGCGCAGCCAGGGGCAGCTCGGGCAGTTCCACTACCTGGATAACCTGCGCCGCAGTGTGCGCCGGGTGGGGCAGATCCTGGTGGAGCTGATCCCGCACCTCTACGATGGCCGCCGCGCTTTACGCATCCTGGGCCCGGACGACACCCTCAGACAGGTGATCGTGGGGGCCAGCTATGTCGATCCGCTCTCCGGATTGCCGACGCTGTACGACCTCACCGTGGGGCGGTATGACGTGGTGGTGAGCGCCGGACCGGGCTACGCCACGAAGCGGCAGGAAGCCGTAGCCGTGATGATGCAGCTCACGCAAGCGCTGCCGGAGGTGATGGCCAATACGGTGGATTTGCTGGTCAAAAACATGGACCTGCCCGGCGGCAAGGCGCTGGTGGAGCGCTTGCAGAAGCAGTTGCCGCCCCAGCTGCAAGAGGGCGAGGGCGGCCAGCCGTCGCAGGCGCAGCAGATCCAGGAGCTGACACAGCAGGTGCAGCAGATGGGCGGGCAACTGGAGGCGCTGAATCAGTACGCGACCATGGCCGAGCGGCAACTGCAAGAACTCACGCAGCGCAACAATGAGCTGGAGTTGCAGGTCAAGGACAAGGCCGAGCAGAACGCCCTCAAAGCGCGGGAATTGGAGATCGAGCGCGAGTATAACGCCTGGCAGATTGGCGTCAAAGAGCAGGAGCTGGCGCTCAAGGCCGAGCAGCTCAGCCGCAATGGGTCGGAGGGCTAGAGGATGCTCGCCTGGCTCTGGGACTGGCTGGGGTGGCTGGGGTGGTACGCCCTGGTGCTCGGCGGCTGGTGGGGCTGGTTCCGGGCGCATCAGCGGGCCGGCCGACTGGATCGCGAGCTGACCCGACTGGCGCACGCTCTGCGGTATACGGACCGCTCCAGGTCTTGACAAGTGCCGGAGAACCTTGTGTAATTAGCCGCAAACTTTCTGCGCTCCCGGTGCCTAGCTAGCGCCGGTTGAGCGCGCGCCTTGCAAGGCAGGTGAAGGTCACGTGACACCTTCGCCTGCCTTTTTTTTGCGCTCGGCAGGGCGCAGAAAGTCCCCCAACGCCTCATAGGAGCGACCCATCCTATGCCGATCACGGTCACCGAACCCGGCCCTGATGGCACGCTGCAGACTGTGGCCGAGCCATCCCCCGACCCGGCTGCGCCCCCTCCCGGTGAGGTGGGCGACCCTGGTGCCTCAGCCCCGCCGCCTGCCCCTGCGCCCCCGGCTGTGCCCGCTCCTGCGGAGACTGGGCAGTCCTCCGAATCAGCCCCGGATGTTCCCGCGACCCCTATGCCCCCGGAGGACCACGACGAGGACAGCCGTGCAGAGCCGATGACGAGCAAGCAAGAGCGGAGTTTCGCTCGCATGCGCCGTGATCGGGAAGAGGCCCGCCGCGACGCCGCCGCCTTGAAGGCCCAGCTCGCCATGCTGGAGCAAGGCTACCGGAAACCGCCTGCCGAGACGCCCCCGGTGCCGCTGCACCAGCAACCCGAACCGCGCGAAGAAGACTACCCCTCGCAGCAGGAGTGGTTCAAAGCCGTGCGGGACTGGGACAAGGCGCAACTGAAGCAGGAATTGGCCCTGGAGCAGCAGGCCGCCCGCCAGCAGCAGGCCGAGCAGCAGCGCCTGAGCCGCCTGCAGGAGCAAGCCACCGCGGCGCGCCAGAAGTATGCCGATTTTGATGCCGTGCTGGACCGCTTGAGCGGCATCTATAGCGCTCCGGCGCTGGATGCCTGCGTGCAGGACAGCGAGCTCGGCGCCGAACTGGCCTACTACCTGGCGCAGCACCCCGACGAGATCACGCGCCTGAACGAGGTGGCGCGCGAGCGCCCGCTGGCCATGGCGCGCGAGATCGGCAAGATCGAGATGCGGCTCAGCCCGCCCCCGAACGGCACCAGTCCCCGTCCGACGCCTCCGACCCCCAAACCTGCCCCGCCGACGCCGCTCAGTGGCGCCGGGAATCCGGGGCCGCGAACGCTCTACGACATGACCGAGGAGGAAATTATGGCCATGTCGCAGAAAGAATACGATGCGATCTATAAGCGCATGTATCCGGATTCGCGGTAAAGGAGGAAAGCGAGGCCCATTGTGCCCAACACGCTGCTCACGATCTCGATGGTCACCCGCCGCGCGCTGTCGATCCTGCGCAACAACCTGAAGATGGCGAGCCAGGTGAACCGCAGTTACGATAATCAATTCGCCCAATCCGGCGCCAAAATCGGCGCCACCCTAAACATCCGGGCGCCGGCCCGCTTTACCGTGCAAAATGGCCCGAGTGTGACGCCGCAGGACTACATCGAGACCTCGACGCCGCTCACCATCCAGTGGCAGCCGGTGGTGCCCGTGCAGTTCACCTCGGCCGAGCGCGCCCTGTCCCTCGACGACTATAGCCAGCGTGTCCTCGAGCCGGCCATTGCCACCCTCGCCAACGACGTCGACCGCAAGGTCTGCGAGCTGTACAGTAGCGTCTGGAATAGCGTCGAAATCCCGCAAGCGACCACCAACTACTTTCTGCCCTTCCTGCAGGCCGGCGCCCGGCTCGACGACAACGCCGCGCCGCGCGACCGCTTTCGCAGTGTGGTGATCGGGCCGTGGCAACAGGTCGATGTGGTCGATCAACTGAAGGGGCTCTTCCAATCGTCCGAGCAGATTGCCAACCAGTACGAGACGGGCACCATGGGCCTCGCCGGCGGCTGGCGCTGGTCGATGGACCAAAACATCGTGACGCATACGGTGGGCCCGCTCGGGGGCGCCCCGGCGGTGAATACCAACAGTCAGACCGGCAGCAGTCTGCTCACCGATGGCTGGACGGCCGCGGCGGCATTACGGGTGCGCAAAGGCGATGTGTTCACCATCGACGACGTCTACAGCGTCAATCCCCAGACCAAACAATCGACGGGCAAGCTGCAACAGTTCGTTGCCACGGCCAACGCCTCGTCCGATATCGGCGGCGCCGCGACGCTCAGTATTCAACCGGCCATCACCGTGACCGGGCCGTACCAGACGGTCACGGCCAGTCCGGTGGATGGCGCCGCGCTCACCTTTGTCGGCACGGCCAACACGCCCTATGTGCAGGGGCTGGCCTTCCACCGCGATGCCTTTACGCTGGCCTCGGTGGATCTCGATCTGCCGAGCCAGAGCGCCGAGGCCAGCCGGGCCACGGATGACCAGCTCGGCATCAGTTTACGCGTGACGCGTCAGTGGGCCGCGCTCTCCGATCAATGGATCACCCGCGTCGAAATGCTCCATGGCGAATCGGTCCCACGGCCGGAATGGGCCTGCCGGCTCTGGCAAGCCGTGGCGTGACGGGCGACGCCCACGGGCGACGCCCACGGGCGACGCCCACGGGCGACGAAAGAGGGAGGTGTCTGATGGCTGAGCGCCCGTCCACGTTGCCCACCTGGCGTTTCTGGCCGGATGGCCGGGCGCGGATCGTCCATACGCTCGACGAGTGGGACGCCTTGGAGCCGGGGCACGCGGACAGTCGGGCGGGGCCCTTTCCTGCCGTGCCGGAGGCCCCGGCGCCGGCGGATCGCCGTCCGGGCCCGACACGGGAGCAGCCGAGTGAGTGGCAGCGGATACGAGATCTCCAGGCTGAGGGGATGAGTCAGCAGGCCATGGCGGAGACGTTGGGGATCAGTCGCGCCAGGGTGCGCCGCTTGCTGGAGGAGGAGGCCCCGTGACCACCGCGCGCGCCCTGATTGCCAGCACGCTCCGGCTGCTTGGCGTCCTGGCGTCCAACGAGCCGCCGACCGCCGAGGAAGCCTTTGACGGCTTGCAGACGCTGAATCAGCTCGTGGACTCGTGGAGCAATGAGCGGCTCACCCTCTACGCCATCGAGCGCCTGGACGTGCCCTTGATCGTCGGCCAGGCGCTCTATACGTGGGGCGTGCCAGGGGGGATGATTGCGCACCCGCGCCCGCTCCAGGTCGAAGGCGTGGTGCTGCGGCTCACCGATCAACCGGATATGGAATGGCCCCTCACCGCATACAGCCAGGCGGAGTATCAGGCGTTAGCGCAGAAGGGCATGACGAGCCTGTATCCGCAGCTGTGGCAGTACACCCCGACGTATCCGCTGGGGGAGCTGCGGATGTGGCCGGTGCCGCAGCAGGCGCACACGCTGGGGCTGTTCCCGTGGGTGCCACTCACGCGGTTTGCGTCACTCGATACGGAGCTGACGTTTCCGCCGGGGTATGAGCGCGCGTTACGCTTCGGCCTGGCGCTCGACCTGGCGCCCGAGTACGACCGTGAGGCGTCCACCGCCCTCGTCGGGGCGTTTGCCCAGGCCTTTTCCGCGATCAAGCGCACCAATACGGTCGTGCCCACCCTGGGGATGGACCCGGCGATGAGCGGCCGGCAGGCCGGGGCGTGGGAGGCGTCGAGCGGGCACTATGTCTGGAGGCGGTAATGGACTTCCAGGGGTTTTGCGGGCCAGGCTATCGCTCAAGAAGCCTGGATGTCAGTCCTGACAGAACCATAAACCTGTTCACCGAGGTCTGCGCCAGCGGCGTGCGTCCCCCGACGCTGGCCCTGTACGGGATTCCCGGCCTACGGCGGCGGGCACACGCGACCGTGGGACCGATTCGCGGCCTCTATACCAGCACCACCGGGCGCACCTTCGTCGTCGCCGGTCCCACGCTATACGAGCTGGCCAGCGCCGGCCCGCTGGTGGCGCGTGGGACGCTCCAGAGCCGCGCGGGGCTCGTCTCCATGGCCGATAATGGCCTGATGGTGGCCCTGGTGGACGGCACCCAGGGGTATGGCCTGACGCTGGCGACGAACGCCTTCAGCGCCAACGCCGACCCGGATTTCCGCCCGGGACGGACCATCGGCTTCCTGGACGGACGCTTCGTCTGGGACATTGCTGGCACCGGCCAGTATCAGTGGAGCGAGCTCTATAGCCCGAGTATCGACGGCCTCGCCTTTGCCACCGCCGAAGCACGCGCCGATCCGCTCGTCGGGCTGCTGGTCGATCACCGCGAGCTGTGGCTCTTTGGCACGCAGACGACGGAAGTCCTGTACTCGACCGGCGATCCCTTCACGCCCTTTCAGCGGCTGCCGGGCGGCCTGATGGAAGTCGGCAGTGTCGGACCGTACGTGGCGCGCTCCCTCGTGGGTCAGGTGTTCTGGGTGACCAGCAGCCCGCGCGGGCACGGCACCGTGGTGCAGGCCCAGGGCTATCAGCCGCAGCGGATCAGTACGCCGCCGGTGGAGTGGGCGTTGGCGCAGTCGACGCGCCTGGCGGAGGCCGTTGGCCTGACGTATGCGCAGGAGGGGCATAGCTGGTACGGGTTGTATGTGCCGGACCTGGAAACCTCCTGGTGGTATGATCTCTCGACGCAGCACTGGAGTGAGCGCGGGACGCTGGTGGCCAACAGTCTCCGGCTCCCCGAGCCGGACCCGGTGTGGTATCCGTGGCGCCCGTACCTGCACACGTTTGCCTTCGGGCAGCATCTGGTGGGCAGTTGGGAGGACGGCACGCTGTACACCCTGGACCCGACCTGCTATACGGATGACACGTTCCCGCTGGTGCGCCAGCGGGTCACCCCGGTGCTCCGGCAGGAGCAGGAGTGGCTGACGCTCCAGCGCTTGCGGGTGCTCATGGAGACGGGCATCGGCCTGGACGGCGGGGTGGTGCCAGGGACGGACCCGCAGGTCCTGTTACGGCTGTCCCGCGATAACGGCCACACGTGGGACAATGGCCGCTGGGCCACGGCGCACCGCCAGGGGCAGTATGGCCGGACGGTGGAGTGGCGGCGCTTAGGGCGGGCGCGGCAGCTCGTGGCCGAAGTGACCGTGAGTGATCCGGTGCCTGTGGCGTTTATCGGCGCATCGATTGCGTAGGAGGTCCCCATGCCCACCACCTTGGCCCCGGTCCTGTTGCAAGCCCCCGTGGTCGACCGGGACACGCTCCGCCTGTCGCGCCCGTGGCTGGCCTGGTTCCAGCAATCGTACGAACGGCAGGGCGGGCAGGAAGCCGCGACCAATACGGAGTTAGCCGGCGGCGTCCTCCTCAATGCCGGGCACATCAGCCAGGTGGAAGACGATCTCGGCAGCACCAATACCACGGTGGAGGGCCTGGAGGCGGAACTGACGGCGTTGCAGGCATCGTTCCTCGATCTCGCCGCCGACGTCGAGGCCCTCACCGGACGGGTGACCACCCTGGAGGGCACGGTCAGCGCGCTGGAGACGAGCCAGGCCGATCAGGAGACGCGGCTTCAGGCGCTGGAGGCGTGGCGCGCGGCGGTGGTGGCGGGTTTACCCGCGGTGGTGAGTGTGACCGCGCTGCCGACGTTGACCGACGCCCCGGCGAGTGCGGACGCCTTACGCGATAATCTCACCAGTGCCTGGGAAGGCGTGTTAGAGACGAATGATGCCGGGTTAGCGACCGGGGTGAACGCGATCCGCAATGCGCTGGCGGCGTGAGCCATGGTGCGTATCTGGGATCTCGTCAGGCCGCTGGTGACGTGGAGCCGGGCGGAGCGCGAGCGGCGGTTGTTTCACGTGTGTGTGCAGGTGCAGGCGCGGCTCCTGGCGCGCTATCCGGACTATCACACGACGGAGGTCTACGTGATCCCCCCCGCGGTGGCTGCCGAGGTGCAGACGATGCTCACGACCCTGGTGCCCCGCACGGACGCCCTGGCCCGCCGGGAGCAGATCCTGGCCTTTGAAGCCACGCTCCGGCAGCATCCCCGGGCCGTGCACGGCGATAGCGAGCAGTTTCCTCTGACGCACTATTTCGCGCCAGGCATGTACTTGCGGGCGATCCAGATTCCGGCGGGATCGCTGCTGGTGGGGAAGATCCACAAGCAGGCGCACCTGGTGGTGCTCCTGCAAGGCGCCCTGCGGCTCTATACCGAGGCCGGGGGGCTCCAGGAGGTGCGTGCGCCGCAGGTGCTCCAGTCGCCGGCCGGCGCCAAACGCGCCGCGCTGGCCCTGGAAGATACGGTCTGGGTGACCTGTCACGCCAACCCGTCCGACACCCAGGATCTGGCGGCGTTGGAAGCCGAGATCATTGCCCCCTCATTTGCCGCCTATGCGGCGTGGCGGACGGCGCTGGACGCCGGAGAGCCCTGGCCTGAACGCAAAGGAGACGATGGATGTCATTTCTTGCCGCGGCCGTAGCCGGCGGTGTGGCGATAGCGGGTGCGGTGGCAACCTCCGCCATCCAGTCGAGTGCCGCCAAAAAGGCCGCCAAAATGCAGGCCGAGTCCGCCGATGAGGCGACCGCCCTGCAACGCGAGATGTGGGCGCAAGGGCGCGCCGACCTGGCGCCGTGGCGCGAAGCCGGGGCATGGGCCCTGCCGCGCCTGCAACAGATGATCACGCAGGGGCCCGGGCAGCCGTTTCAGGCGCCGCGCGGGCTCGATCCGCGGCAGTACACCTTCGTGCCCCCGACCGCCGCGACGCTCCAACAGGACCCCGGCTTCCAGTTCCGCCTCCAGACGGGGATGCAAGCCCTCGAAGGCAGTGCCGCGGCGCGCGGCGGGCTGCTCAGTGGCGGGGCCCTGCGCGGGGCGCTGGACCTCGGCCAGCAGATGGGCAGCCAGGAGTACGGCGCGGCATACGGGCGCGCCCTGGGACAGAATGAACTGCGCTATGGCCGGGCGCTGACGGCCAATCAGGATCAGTACAACCGCGCCTTGCAACAGTGGCAGCTCGGGCAGGGGCTGCGCCAGACGCAGTATAACCGTCTGGCCGGGCTGTCCGGCACGGGCCAGACGACGAGTCAGTATTTGGGGACGCTGGGGGCGAACTATGCGGCGAATGCGGGCGAACTGGCCCTGCAACGCGGCAATGCCCTGGCTGCCGGGCAGATCGGCAGCGCCAATGCGTGGAGCAACGCGATTGGCATGGCGACCAACACGCTCGGCGGGCTGGGCAGCATGTACCTGATGCGGCCGCAGACGCCCTCGCCGCAGCAGGCGGGCTATAACCCCTACAGTGTGCCGTACGATCAGTGGGCCTATTAGAACTCTGGTGAAGCTATGCCACTCGACCCCCGTCTGGCGCTGTTCGCCGGGCAAGGCGTGACCCCCATCCGGGACCCCATGCAGACCATGGCGGGGGTGTATCAGCTCCAGGCCGCCCAGCGCCAGGGCCAGGTCGAGCAGATGCAGCTCGCCGAGGCGCAGCGCCAGGAGCAGGAACGCGGCACCCTGGCGCGGGCCTTCCGCGGCGCGGTCGTCACCGATCCCGCCACCGGGCAGGCCACGGTGGATGTGCCACGCGCCTTTACGGAAGCCTACCGCACCACCTCTGACCCGCTCACGGTGTTCAAGGCGCAGCAGGGCTACCTGAAAACGCAGGCGGAAGCCAGCAAAGACACGCTGGAAGCGCAAAAACTCCAGCTCGAACATCAGCTCAAGGGCCTGGAACTGGGCGGCCAGGTGGCGCAAGGCGTCGAGGATCGCATTGCCGCCGGCCTGGACCCGCAGGCGGCCTGGGAGGCGGGCATTGCGACCCTGGCCCGGGCCGGCATCCCGACGCAGGGCATCCCCAGGTTTTATGATGCGCCCTCGCTGGCGGGGTGGAAAGGGCAAGCCACGGCGATCAAAACCCGCCTCGAGGCGCAGCAGAAGGTGGTGGATCAGCAACTGGCCGAGCGCCGCATCGCCCTGGAGACGCGCACCGAGAACCGCTTGCAGCGGGCCGAAGGGCGGGCCGAGACGAAGGCCGCACGCGAGGAGCGGGAGGCGGCGGGCGGGCTGTATCCGTACGCGACGGACAGTACGCTCAATGCCGCGATCAACCAGGCGATGCAGGAGGCCGGGCTGCCGCGGGGCAGTGAGCCCCCGCCGGCGGTGTTACGGCGGGCTGACGACCTCGTCGTGTCCGGTGGGGTCAGGAAGGCTGCGGCGACGGGGCGGGAGGCGGCCGAGATTGCCCGCACCGACAAGCCCCTGGAAGGCGAAGCGGCCAAAGCCGTGGCCGAACTGACCACGCTGCAAGCCATGACCGATGATGTGACCGATCTCTTTCAGCCGGACTATATCGGGCAGTGGGAAGGCCGCTGGGGGGCGGTGAAACAGTGGGCCGGCAATGCCTCGCAGCGCGAAGTCGTCTTTCGTCGCATCGTCCATGACATGAAAGATCAACTGTTGCGGGCCCGCTCCGGGGCGGCGATTACGCAGCAGGAATATGAACGGTTGAGTCAGATCGTCCCCAACGTCACCGATGCCGATGCGACCTTCCAGGCCAAACTCCTGGGCTTCCGGCGCGCCCTGGATCAGCTCAAGACGGCGCGCCTGGAGGCGGCGACGACGGGGCGCGGCCCGTTACGCACGCAGCAGCCGGGGATCACGCCCTTGCCGGAGAGCGGGACGGGGGCCCAGGGCGCGGCGGGCCAGAAGCGCGCCAGTCGGGCCGAGATCCAGTCGAAACTGAAACCTGGCTGGACGCTCGATCAAGCCGTCGAGTGGTATCGTAGCCAGGGGTGGGAGGTGACCAACTGATGGCCTACACCACCCGGCAACTGCACGACATGATTGTGGCCGAAGCGCGGCGGCAAGGCGTCGATCCCGCCCTGGCCCTGGGGATTGCGCAGGCCGAATCCTCCTTCAACCCCAACGCGGTGGGCGACAATGGCCGCTCCATCGAGCTGTTTCAACTGCAACCGGCGGCGATTATCGATGTGGGGGGACGACCCCAGGAGCGCTACGAGGTGCCCGCCAATATCCGCTACGGCATTGCCTACTTGAAAAATCGCATCGCCCGTGAAGGCGACGAGAGCCGGGGCATTGCGGCCTATAACCAGGGCATTGGCTGGCGCGGCGGGCAGTATTCCAACCCGCAGTATGTGGCGACGGTCCAGCAGTATAGACGCCAGCACCAGCAGCAGCCCGGCCTGTTCAGCCGGGTCGCGAGCGCGGTGACCCCGGCCCGTGCGGAGGCTGCCGACCCCGTATCGCCGTACGGGGCAGGCCTGCCGCCGCTGTCGCCTGGCGCCGCCCGCATGGCCCTCCCGGATCTCCCCGACCGTCCCCCGGCAGCTATGGCCCCGGCGGCGGGCGATCCGGCAGGTCCGGCGCCCTTCTCCTTCGGCCGGCAGACGTTTGTGGGGGATACGGCCGCACAGCTCCAGGCCCAGCAGGCCATGCTGGCCCGGCAAGAGGCCGGACGGCAACAGGCCGAGCGGGCGGTGGGCAGTCCGGCCGTTCCGGCCCCCACGGGACTGGGGCAAGCCGCCATGGCCACGGGGATCAGTATAGGGGGCTCCATGCTCGGGGTGGCTGCCGGGACCCTCGCGGCGCCCTTCCTTGGACCCGCCGCGCCGGCGGGGCCCATCTTGGGCGAGATGGCCGGGAGTTACGGCGCCCGCAAGCTCAATGTCGCCCTGGGGCTGGAAAAGCCCGACGTGATCGGGGATGTGGCCAGTGTGGCCGTGCCGCCTGCCCTCCGTGGGGTGAGCAAAGTCGTCACGCCCCTGCTCAAGTCCACCACGAAGGCGGTGATACGCCACCTGCCTGGCGCCGCGACGGCGATGCATCAGGAAGTCGCGGAACGGTTGGCCCGGATGACCGATAGCCTGTTGCCTCCAGTCGATTCGCGGACCCTGTATGGCCAGGTCGCGCGCTACAATCCGGCCATTACCCCGACCGCCGTGGCCCGGGACGCGGCAGACATTCTCCAGGCCGAGATGGCCTTGCAACCCTCCTTGCGCAATGGCAAGCTCATGCGGGTAGCAAATGACCTCAAGAAGCTCACGGCGAGCGGGACGGTGGACATGGACACCTTGTATGCCCACCAGCAGCGGGTGGGCGAGCTAGTCCGGGAGGCACGGAGCAAAGGCGGCGTGGGCGAAGGGCGCATCAAACAGCTCTACGCGGCCTTTCACGAGGATTTAGAGACCGCCGCCAGCAAAGGCATCCAGGGGGCGGAGGAACTGAAGAACGCCATCGCGGCATCGCGGAAAGAACACATTGCGGCCGAATTCGATGAGCTGTTTAAGCCGGGATCCAATGGGGTCACCATCGACCCGGAAGGTCGCATCAGCTTGAACGGCGGGCGCATGGAGACGGCCTGGAAGCGGACGTTACGGCGCGACAAGGTGTTGCGCGACACGCTCACGCCGGAGGAAAAAGCCGAGGTGGAAGGCATTATTACGCTGGCCCAACGGCTCGAACGCCTGAACGTGCCGCGTGGGGGCCAGCGCGGCTCGGGGCGTGCCGCCGTCGGGGCGGCCATTGGAGCGACCATCGGGGGCCCTGCCGGGGCCGCCGTCGGGGTCTATGGCCCGGAACTCATTGCCAAGGCCATGCAGACGCAAGCGGGGCGGGCGCTGGTGCGGCGGGCGCTGGAAGAAACCAGCACGGGCGGCGCAGATACCACGGCCCTCAATGCCCTGGCCGCGCTGGTGCGCCAACAGATGCATGCTCCAGAGCCTTCTCCGGCTCCGACCCCATAAGATGGGCGATCCAGGCCACATAGAGGGGGATCTGGCAGTGGTAGACGGCCATGGTATCGTGAGGAGACACCGTGCGGAGCGTTGTCCAGCCAACCGACAACCCGCAGCGCAGCCAGGTTCCTACGCCATGCTCCCAGGCCAGGCCCATGGCGAGACCGTGGACCGCCCGCCAGTGGTGGCGGGTGGCGCGGTCGGCGGCCTTCCGCTCGGTACGGAGGCGGCGCCAGACGGCCCGGACGCGCTGGCGGTCTTGCCGGGCGGCGGGGGTATCCCATTCCCGGAACCACAGCCAGGAACATACCAGGAGGACGACCCAGAGCGGAATATACATGCACAGACTCCTTTCAGCTCCAGGACCAGGAGGCTAAGGTTGCAAACGACGGCGAGCAGAAACGCCATGGCGTCTCCTGGGAAACCAGGCCTGATCGCTGGCATAGTCCGGCGAAGAAGAGTAAGCGAGCAGCATCGCTTCACGCGCACGGTTGTGGGCCTTGCGCGCCCGCTCATACGGTAGATTCAGCAGCCAGTTGAAAGCCATGATGGCGAGGGCACAGAGCCACAGGAACCCGCAGACGGCGAGCACAAGCAGCAGGATGGTGGACAACATAGACGACTCCTTTCAGGAGTAAAAGGGTTCATGTAATCCGTTCTTCAGAGGCTTTGTGGCGAATGAGTAATTCCAGAATAGCCGCCTGGGACACGCCGAGCTTGGCGGACAACAGTTTCAGGAGCCGTCTGGCTTCTGGGGTCAAGCGGATACTGGTTAAAGTTTTGCGTTCCATACTGAGATTGTAGCGTATATGTAGCTCTTATGTCAATACGTCTTATCGACAAGTCTGCGGAAACCTTGAGGGCTTTTTTCTATGGGCCAATTAGCCACCTACCCGATCTTTCGCGCCTTCGATCGCGACGGCGAGCCGTTAGCCGGCGGCAAGGTCTATGCCTATCTGTCGGGCACCAGCACCCCCCACGCCCTGTATGCCGATGCCGAGCTGACCACGCCGCTGGAAAATCCGGTCATCCTGGACAGTAGCGGCGAAGCGGAGTTTTACTACGATGGCGCGGCCTACAAATTGCTCCTCACGGACAAAGACGACGTGGAGCAGTGGCTGCTCGACCCCGTCTCCGGGAGCGGCAGCACCGGGCTGCCGGGCCTGGGCATGGGGACCAACACGGTGCTCATCCGCCCCACCGCCGGCAGCGCGCAGGCGAGTGCCGGCGTCTTCCCCCAGGACGTCTTGGGCATCGCGCTGACGGCGTGCATCAGTGAGAGCTTTGGGACCAGTCAGGGGCTCAGCGCGATCGGCGTCGGCAATCCCGACCTGCCCGATGCGTGGGGGATCCTGGAGGCGCTCACTGCCCCCACGACGACCACCGCCGGGGGCTTTCTCGCCTACGGCGGGCAGCCGCAACCGCTGCCCGGGGCGGTGACGCTCACGGCCTACGGGGGGCTGTTCGATGGCACCGGGGCGGTCTATGTGACGGGGTATTTTTTTCAGTTTTCGGCCCCGACGACTGCGGGCATGACGTTCCTACCGGGGTCCGCCGGGGACCCGATCCCGCCCACCCCGCAACCCCCGGCGAGTGAGACGACGGCGGGGATTGCGGAAGTTGCCAATGCGGCGGAAGGGAACAGCACCGACAACAGCCGCATCGTCTCGCCGCTGCGCCTCAAAGAACAACTGGATCCGGTGCGGGCGGACGTGACGGCGCTGGAGGCCGTAGGCGCGACGCACACCAGCCAGATCACGGCGCTGGAGGCCAAAATCCCGGCGGGCACGCCGCTCAGGGTGCCGCGCTGGGCCACGGACGGGCTCAACCTGGAGAGTACCGGCCTCAGCCTGGACGCGGCGAGCAACCTGCTGCTGGGCGCCGTGGTTCCGGGCACCGGCCTGCAAAGCGGCCTGGTGCTGCCCCTGGGCGGGCGCCCGACCGCCGCGCATCCCGCCAATGCGGTCCAGATCTGGGTGGAAAATCATGACGGCGCGGCGGGGCAAGGGGCGCTCAAAGTGCGCAGCGCCAGCGGCGCGGTGACCACGATTGGCACCGGCCTGCTGGCCCGCAAGCACGGCTTTGTGCTCACCACCTACGGGGTCGGGGCGCCCTATGCCCTCACGGCGGACAATACCGGCATCGCCGTGGTGGGCAACAATGCGACGGAAATCACCTACCTCACGCTGCCGACCGCGGCGTACGGCCTGCACTACACGGTGCTCAATTTCCATCCGAGCCCGCGCGGCACCCGCATTGTGGCGCCCGCCGGGGCGACGATCCGGATTGTCGGGCTGGTCAGTACGGCGGGCGGCTATTGCCAGAGCCAGGTGTTGGGGAGTTTTCTCACACTCA